TCCAGAGATAGACGAATGGTTCATGATGAGTTACAAGTGTCCGACAAATGGCCTAGAAATATACTTTGATAATCCAAACTTATTGGAACGAAGATATGTTTCAGGCAAGACCGGTGCGAAGTATTACGAATACAGATTCAATCCAAATGCAACCCCTAGCAACATAATAGAAAAAGAACTTATTGAGTTCTTAGGCATGATAAAAAGATGAATCACATTCCAAAAGTTATCAATGACGATATGAATACCGATCCGTTCTATCGTAAATGCTGTCTCGCTAGGTTCGGTGGTTGCGGGGGTATCAATATCTATGGACGGACAATAGAAAGACATCATAATTTAATTTATGCAGGGAAGCAGGTGCAAAAGAAATGTTTTATCCTTCCCTCTTGTCCGAACCACCACTCACTAGCTCGAAATAAAGATGTTCAAGAAAAGTTCGATTGGGTAATGCTCAACAGAGCAACAGACCAAGAACTTATAGATGTATCAAAGTCGATTGATTACATCTGGGAAAGAAATAGATTAAATAATATATACGGACAATATGATAAATAAAATAATAATAGGAATCTCAATGTTTGTTGTTTTACTTTTTATTGGAACTACAATTATAGAGAAGAAGCCAGAAACGGTTCCAGAACCTATTGTTGAAATACCTTCAGATAGTATTCCAACACCTGAAGTGGTTCAAGGGAAAGAGGTACCAAGGGATATTAAACCTTCCAATGTATCTACTCCAAAAGTAACGGCTCCGGTTGTTGTTACTCCAAAGGTTGAAGCTCCTACGGTTTCACCAGTTATAACTCCAAGTGTAATTGAAGTAGAAATTGTTCCAGAGCCAGAAGTTATACCAATTCAAAAAGAAACTGTTTATACTCTAACCCTTCCAGTAGGTTCGCCTGTTCAACAACCCAAAGACCGAATGTGTTTGAGTGAATTACAATTCTTTACAGCGAATCTTTTCAAAGTTTATGATTCACCATACAGCCACTTCTTGAATGCTCCATCTGATGAGATAGTCGCATTCTTACAATCAAACGGTTACCAAGTTTTAATTGAACAAATATAATGAAGCTATCTGACTATAAAAAAGAAGAGAAAGAATCAGAAGGAGATATTCAGAACTCAATATGTGAATATCTTGAGACGAGAGGGAGGGGATTCTTTCGTCTCAATAACATTCCGGCCTTCAGTAAAAATCCAAATGGAAGTATACGAATGAGAGCATTGCCAAAGTATACTCCAAGAGGGTTACCGGATATCATCGTTATCGCAGGCGGTACGTTCATCGGTCTTGAAGTTAAAAGAAGTAATCCGAAGACGTATCAATCCCCTGATCAAAAATTATTCGAAGCGTTAGTTAAAAAGCACAATGGGAAGTACTTCGTAGTCAGGAGTATATCGGACGTGCAAGCCATAGGATTATGAAAAAGAAACTTTTAATTGATTTGATTGTTGAGGATATGATAGACGGACTTGAACAACCAAATGATAAGGGAATAATAGAAGGAGAGTTTGTCACAATTCCAAGTGAAGCAATTTATGAGGGAGCAAGTCGTAGTCGAGCTTTTATTGTTAATAGAGAACAGGGAGAATCTTCATTTTTAGTTCAAGTTCATGAAGTTACAGCTAAAGAGATGGAGATTACCGCAAAAGAAATGAATGCCAAAAATATCAAATAAAAAACCACCTCACTTTTGGATTATGAAATTATTCTTCAGGTGCGATTGGGAACGTACAGCGTTTGGATTCGGTGATACGGTATACGCAAAGTATAAATTACCTCATCACTTAATTGTTCACGAAGAAGTTCACCTCCAACAGCAATCATATTCCTACTTCCTTGCTTGGCTTTGGTTACTATTATATCTCATCTCGAAAAGATTCAGATATAAGATGGAGCTTCAGGCATATAGAAAACAATACAAAGCTTTCAATCACCATGAGAAAAATACTCTCATTAAAAAGATTGCCGGAGACCTATCCGGAAGAATGTATGGCAATATCGTTACATTCAATGAAGCCGTTTACGCAATAACTACAAATGACAAAGAAAAAGAAAAAAAGTAATACACGAACAAAGAAAGATGACCGTCCACAAATAATTGATACTAAAGATTTTGGAGCGAAGGTGGCCATCGATGAAGACGGGAATAATTCTCTCGCAATCAATTCACCGGTATGGTATCGTCACCAGTTATCAAAGTTCAAAGTAGGTGAGACGGTTACTCTCTATGTTAGCAATCGAAAACCCAAAAGAACGCAACAACAAAATCGTTACTATTGGGGAGTATATCTTCCGATGATTTCAAAGGAGACCGGAGAGCTAGACCTAGACGCATTACATAAATTGTTTACAGGGAAGTTCTTATCGAATGGGATCAAAGATGTCCTCGGAGAGAAGGTCCGAATGACCAAGAGTTCGGCCACTCTCACAATCTCGGAGTTCATGGAGTTCATTACAGCTATTGAAGCGGAGACAGGGATAGAAGCTCCACCAACGGAGAATTACTTCGGCTTCAATAAGTATATGTATTAAAAGAAACTCCACCAGAAGTGAAGTTTCTATAAGCGATAAGTTAGCCGTTGATTATTCTTCATCTCTTCCCATCTTTGTAGGACCGCTCTAGCTTCTGCTAAAGTACAAGTACCAAATAAAAGGTGGTAAGCGTCATGACGATAACCGTCTAACATCGAAGTATTCGAAGCTATGTCTTCACCTCCTCGACTTCGAGGGGTAAGGTGGTGAGAATCCTTCCAACCGGCACGCTTCTTGAATTGATGAACTTCTCTTTTTTCTCTTTCGTTCCGATTCATAGCTTTAAGTATTAAGATTTAATTAAATTATCCCACAACTACAAAGCAAGTTCAAACGCCACAAGTTATTCACAGGAAAATCCTTGCCAGTATATTATACAGGGTGTATAATAAAGACATTAGTCACTTAATCACACACAAAAATTATGCAAAATATATTTCAATTTTTAGCAACAATGATATTCGGTAAGACATGGATTCTCTTTGATCTAAAACAAGGATACAAAGCAACTCTATTTATAAACGAGATTGAACTAGAAATGTTCAAAGAAAAATATGCTCTCACAGTTAAAGCAAAACATTCCATGCAAGAGGAATTACAGAAGCTTCAGGACCGTCCGGACTTGAAAGAAGAAGATTACCTTGCAATGCTAACAGAAGATAAGTCACCTAAAGCTCTATATGAAATTAAGAAAAAGATCGATGGTGAACGTGCTGAAGAAATTACAACATTGAAGAATCGAATCAAACAAATGGACGATGAGATTGCTTCAGTAAATGGTGAACTTCAAAAAGGTTACGCCATGACATACAAGAATCGTTTGAAATACGATTTTATTAAAACTTATAAAATACATAAAACATATGCAGACAAAAAGTAAAAAAACAAAAGCCAAGGTTGAACCATTGCTTGATTTGGATTCGTCCATCGTAGCGACCTCAACCTTCGAGCTAAAGAAAATTGAAATGAAGGACGATATGGCGTGGAGAATAAAGCTTGAGTTAAAAACTCGCTTATCTCAATCCTTCCGTGAGTACAAAGTTAAGTTCGTGTTTAATGAAGACCCCTACAATACTCGTATCGAAGACCTAGAGAAAAAGAAGAACGAGATAAACGAAGAGAATCAACTCTTTGAAGGTGGCAAGAAGCAACAGCTCAAGAACATCGATCAAGACATTCTTGAAATAGAAGAAGAGAGAGACGAGATGAAGGGCCAGTGCGTAGAGATAGAGTTTGCCGGTACTATCGAAGAGTTAAAGTACAAAGATGGAAATACAATAATCGTAATGCTATTCCCTTCAGATATACTTGCGAAGTTAAATGACAATAAGTTATTGCTTCGATATTATAAGATTGAGTTAATCAGAGAATAATTATGTTACAATTTTTAATTTTAATTTTGAATATATTCTTATTTTGCGTAATGGCCATCTTGATCAACAAGCTTGGTAACCTCGCAAGAAAGATTGAGAAGATGAGAGACGTTCAAAATAAGTTCTCTCAATACGGAAATGAACACATGAAAGTATTAAGAGATTTAGCTCATGCTGAAGGATTCTGTATCGAAGAGAAGACAACTATTCTCAATGAATCAGCCGTCGTTACATTCGGAGCTGAACCTCGTATTGGTAAATTGCTTCGCCTTATTGAATCAGAAGAATCAAAGAAGGAGAGAGAACACTTTGAAAGCTGTATCACTCCTGCTCTTGATAAAGTCATTGAAGATATTGAATCCGGAAAGATAAAGCCAATCACACTTGGGGTCGATATTAAAAAGAAAAAAGTATAATTCAAATGAAAGCAAAAACAAAAAAGGTTGCTAAGAAAGTAGCAACAAAAATGCCAATGAAGAAAGGAAGTAAAAAGTGTTAAGTTCTATAAAATAAATAAACAATACTCTCTCCGGAGATAGAGACCGGAGAGAAGAATTGTTTCAACTTTAATAAATAAATGTCATCAATAACAATACCACAATCCAATACGGCAAATAAGAAAAGAAAGTTAGTAGAAATTATTTGTGTCGGTTGTCATCTTCCCTTCAGTGTTCCAGAATACAAGGTGGCAATAGGAAGGAAGTATTGCGGAAGAGAGTGTCTGGCCAACGATAAAGGATTCCATATAAAAGATATAGAAAAAGTGGTATAATAAAACAATGAAAGACGAACTATTCCATGTAAAGAAATCAGGTAAGAAGTTCCTCATTGTTCGTAACGAAGATGGGGTTACTCTTGGGAAGAGTAAGTTCAAAGCAAGAGCGGAGAGGTCCATAGGTTACAGGACCAAAGCGGTTATTAAAAAATATGGTAAATCTAGTTTGAGTTTGTAGTGTAAGCGGTCCTTACTTACCGTGGGAAGCTACAAGCTCGAACTAGGGATATCATTCCTTAAATAATATATGAAGACAATTTGGAGAAAACTATATACGAAGGTAAAAGAAAACGATCATGGAATGTATCACGAAGCCATTATTGTTTACCAGAAGGAACCTCTCTTATTCAAAAGTGTTGATCAAAAACTAGATGATGATGTTCTCGATAACATAAGAAGCGGAGGAGTATTTACAGCTAGAAAGAATGTATTCACAGCTCAATACAAATACCACTTACGAATAGACCTTTGGATAGTAGTATTAGAGTTCCATTGGAAAGGTAGAATCCGAGAAGAGAAAGAAAAACCTTTCTTCGATGTAATGAAAGGTCACAGAGAAAACCTACTAAAGATATTAAGTAAACGAATCAAAGAAGATAAGATAACATTTATAACTAAAAGATAAATATATGGCTAAACATAATAAAAACAAAAACCTATCCGGATATAGTTTCGATGGAAAACCAATGAATCAACCAGAGCTTTTAATAAGAGAATGCTTCTTGAGAATGGCCAAAGACGCTTTGGATAGTTTCGGAATAGAGACCTATTCAATCGAACAGATAAGAGGTGGAGTAACAATGCTTGAAAAGTATAAAGAGATAATTGAAGAATAAATGTCAAAGAAAAAAGAAACCAAAAAAATAGTAACTCCAAAACCTCCTAAAGAAGTGAAGGTAACTATTAAAGATGAGATAGCAATACTAACAACAAAGCTTAAACCTGCAATGGTCCGCTTTGTTTATTTGTATATGGGTAGTGAAGATGGTAAAGGATTCAACAACGCAACGCTATCGTATATCATTGCTTACAATGTAGAGACATCACTTCGAAGAAATGAGAAGACAGGAAAGTATTCAAAGGAATATATCAACGCTAAAACAAGAGGTTACGAACTACTCACAAACCGTGACATTCAAAAGTTAAGACATCACATATTACTTGATCAAGGATTCAACACTGATAACATCAAGAAGCGTTATGTTGAGATAGCAAACCAAAACAAAAACCTTCCACTTGCTCTATCAGCGAATGATAGAATTGCAAAGATTACCGGTGTTGTTAAAGATGATAGTAAACAGGTCGATATACCACAGCTAACAGAATTGACGGAACATATCAAAAGGATATTGACGCCGAAGAAGTAATGAAAGATGTTGCATATGACAAAGTAATAACAGATAAGGAATACAAACAATCAATTATATCCGGTTGGGTTAAAGCAAAAGGGTATGACTTATCAGTTTGTACTATCTCAAGTAAGACGTTAAAGCTTTCTCTCAATCTTGTTTATGGAACCTTCGATGTCTTCAAAGAGTTTATTCAAAAAGAACATGGTAAAGAAATTAAGTTCGATAATGCAGAAGCTCTATATCTTCAGGTAGATGATAAGGATTGTGCTTGGAACTTTATTCTTATTCAAAGTATGGATTGGACCGCTAATGATTACGGAGTTATATGTCATGAGCTTCACCACTTCACACACTATGGACTTGAAGAGAAAGGAGTTACATATGGAACCGGTGGAGAAGAAGTTTATGCTTACGTTCAAGGTCACTTCATGGAGCTTGTAGTCAGAGCTTTCGTTGAATTAAAAAAAGTAATAGATAATAAAAAAAATGCAAAACACAGAGTTAAAGGTAATAGTAGAAAGTAATAAAATAAAAACAATCTCACTCTTCCAAGGTGAAGGAGTTAATCGATATGAGTTCACAACAGAATCACCGGACTATATGGAGCAACAAAACTATGGCGTAGAAGGTCCATATCGTATCAATCTCGATACTTTATACATCGATGGATCACTTGAAGAGCCAAAGGAGATAGAAGTTCCTGTGAGAGTAATGGAAGATGAACCTCTTGTTGACAATGAGGTTGACAATAACAAACAGAAGCTCGAAGAAGCAATGAATCTCCCTGTCACTATCGTTGTATTCAATCGCATAGACCTTACTTCAGCAATGCAACAGACAACAGTTAAGCATGTTCCTGCATTCATAAACGCTGTTAAGGAATCATACGAGAAGAACTTCGGTCCTTTCGTTCCTAGAAACTTTGCAATCATCGAGATTGATTTTGAAAATAAGTCAGTGAAGTTAAAAAGTATTGCCGAGTAATCACGCAATCCACCATTTCTCTTGTAACTTGTATTCTTCTTGTGATATAATAAGAGAGTAAAAGTATAGCGGAGTAGAGAAATGGTATCTCGTTTGGTTCATTCCCAAAAGTTCGTTGGTTCGATTCCAACCTCCGCAACCATTATAATTAAATAAAAATAATAAATGCAAAATAAAACTATTTTCAAAAAGAAAATCCCTACAAAAGACCTCCGACTTGGTAGAAATATATTACACGATGAGAGAAGTAAGATGTTTGCTTTCAATACAGCTAACATTGTTATCAAAAGCGTTAAGCACAACAGAACAATGCCGGCTTTGAATCAAGGACTTATTGGTTCATGTACTGGTAATGCAGGGATAGGAGATATTGCAACAACTCCGGTAAAAGAAAACCTTCCTATGCCAATCAAGTATCCACTCAATGAAGATGGAGCTTTAATGTTATACCAAGACGCTCAAGTTATCGATGGTATAGCTCCATACCCTGCTAATGATTACGGATCATACGGACTATCAGTGGCCAAAGCTTTGAAGAACGCCGGTGCTATATCCGGATACCAACACACCTTCACTCTCGAAGACGCATTGAAAGCCGGACAACAGTATCCATTTATAACTGGTATCAAATGGTATAGTGGAATGTATAAACCTGACGCAGATGGTAGGGTTCATGTTACTGGAACTTTAAAAGGTGGCCATGAAATACAGATGGACGAAATAGAAGCAGAACTTGGCTGTGTTTGGTTCTGGAACTCTTGGGGTCCTCTATGGGGAAAGGAAGGACGCTTCTATCTTACTTGGGAAGATTTCGGTAAATTACTTGCCGACTATGGTGACGTTACAATCTTATTCCCTGCTGAAATAGTTCCTCCAACTCCGGTATACAAAACTGTTAAGCTTGGAGATAAAAACGACTTAGTAAAAGAACTTCAAAAATATATAAATATAATTATGGGGAGTAATCTTCTTGAAGATGGTGACTTTGGAAGGAAGACACAACTCGCTGTCTTTGCATTTCAATCACAATTTAATCTTACAAAGGACGGAGTAGTAGGACCTAAGACATGGGCCTTCATTCTTTCTATTATAAATAATCCAAGTATCACTATCACTCGTAGTCCTTCAGGAAAGAAAGAAACTCTCGGAACATTCAAAGCTCGTAATGGAGAAAATATTCTTCTTGGTAAAACTCTTGAACTTCCTGACCTTAAAAATAAGAATAATGTTTCTTGTATTCCAAAGGGAGTTTATGACGCTGTTATTATTCATGATGACAAAGCAGATGTTTATAAATATCGACTTCAGAATGTTCCTAATAGAACTGGAATCAATATTGAGATAGGTAATTACTTCAAAGATATTCTCGGCTGTATATTACTTGGTGCTTCATTATCAGACCTCAACAAAGATGGTGAGCTTGATGTCACAAACTCAACTGTCACAGTCAATGCCTTCATGGCCTTGTGTGATGGTAAACCAATCAAAGTAATCATTCAGTAATGAAAGCAACTTCATTCCCAAGAGAATACAGAGCGTTCGACTTAGATAAAAAAGAAATGCTTTATTCAAAGGACCTTATCAATCGAGGATTCTCTCTTATGCCTGATGGTCTTCCATCAAATACAAAGGAACCATTATTCAATATCGTTCTATGTTGGTATTCTGGCCAAGTGGACCATAAGAAAACTAAAATCTTTGAAGGTGATATTTGTAAGATAGATATTAAGAACGAGTTCGGATCACTAACTGTTGATTATGGAATCATGCGATGGAATCAACAAGCTCAATCTTTCATGCTTTTAATTCCTTCATCTGGAATATCAAGAATGTTAAATGTCGCAAAGGTCGAGAAACTTGGAAACGAGTTCGAGAACGAAGAACTCCTTCCACTTGTAAATAACAAACCTTTGAATGGATAGAACTCTAACCGGAACCGTAGCAGAAGCTTTGCCTTCTCTTAAGTTCAAGATACAATTTAAAAATGGATACTCAATGATAGCTTATCTATCAGGACGTATGCACAAAAACTTTATTCGAATTGTTGTTGGTGATACCGTTGATGTCTTTGTTCCTTCTACTGGTGATATCGGAAGAATAATAAAAAGGCGTTAATGGCTCGAGTATGTAAATCACTCAACAACATAGAGCAAGGTTATCCTCACCGAGACCATCGCTCAAAACGTGGACGAAAACCTAAACTTCGCTATGACAGAAGTCAGAGGTTAAAGATGGCCAGAAAATTAAACACAGGTAAAAGAAAAGGAAAGTGGATTGCATAATGAAATACACAGAACAACAACAGCAAATATATGAACTCGTTTACTCGATGTATAAGAACGAGGACGGCTCACCTATCGAACTCACACCTACACAGTGCGATATATTTGCTACTATCTCAATGCGTTTATATCCTCGTGTTCATTGCGAGACACACACTCGTTTTGGAAAATCTCAAACAACTGCTCTAGCCGTATTGACTAGAGCTTCAACGTATCCGGAGAAGTGGGCCATCGTTGCCGGTACAAAAGACAAAGCAAAAATAATCATGGGATATATCAATCAACATATCTTTGATTGTGAATATACCGCTTCGAAGTTTCGTATGGAGCATGGCGACAGTGCTGAAGCTATCAGAAGGAATCGAAATAAAAACCACATCTCTTTTGACTTAGGTAATGGATTGATTGGTGAAGTATTTATTTGTTCCGCTAAAGAAGCTATGGGATTCGGTGCCAAGAATATCATTGAAGATGAATCGGCTTTGATAGATGATAACGACCACTCATTCGTAATGCGTATGCTAGGTGACGATCCACGAGATAACTTCCTCTTCAAGATTGGTAACCCATTCAATCGTAATCATTTCTTAAAATCATCTCTGGACCCAAAGTATCATCAGATTCGTGTTGATTGTTACCAAGGATTATTGGAAGGACGTATGACACAAGAAGTCATCGAAGAAAATAGAACTTATTCTTTCTTCAAAGTTTTATATGAATGTAAGTTCCCAACGGCTGAAGAAGTAGACGAGAAGGGTTGGAGTTATCTTTTAACTGAAGATGATATTAAAGCTTCAATGGCAAGATGGCAAACGGCTGAACACTACGGAAAGAAGAGATTAGGTAATGATGTCGCACGAGGAGGGCGTAATTTCAACGTATACGCTCTTAGGGGAGAGAATTATGCCACTATCCTAAAGAGAGACCATAACAACGACTTGATGGCCATAGCAGGGCAAAACATCGCATATATGGGCGAACATCACATCGACGCAGATGACGTTTCTATCGATGACGTTGGAGTAGGTGGAGGAGTTACGGACCGTATGGCTGAATCAGGATTCAAAGTGAATGCTGTTAAAGAAGGCGGTAAGGCAACCGAGACAACTCTCAAATATAATCCGAAGACAAAAAAGGACGAAGAACTTCCAGAATACGCCAATATGAAAGCTCAACTTTATTGTGGTAAAAAAGGACTAGCAAATTGGGTAAAAAGAATCGGAGCGTTGGACCCTGCTATCGATTGGTCCGAACTAACACGTTTACGATATAAGAAAAATGGTTCTGGTCTTACGATGATGGAATCCAAAGAAGACATGAGAGCCAGAGGTGAAGAATCTCCGGACGTAGCCGACGCTCTTATGCTGACATTTTATGACAAGTACCAAGGCGAAGGAAAGAAAGGTCACTTCAAAGCTCCGGACCCTCAAGCAATTTTGAATCAAGGTTCGAAGTATTGGGGAAGTTAATAAAATACTTGACACTTTTTTTCAATTTTATGATATAATATACACATTAAGAATCTACATTTTATTAGTTAGTGTTTGCAAATAAATTATGAATGGCCACACAAATTAAGTTCGATGAAAATATAGCTCACATTCGTACACAAAAATATTACGAAGGAGCTGTGTCCTATCAAGAACGTCGTCACCCTGATTGGAGAGAAAACTATTCTCTATATCGTGACAAAGTTTCTATCAATCGATTGACGCAAACTCAATCAACGAACGTGCCACTTATGAAGGAGACCATCAGAACTATTCTTTCAAAGACCGATGAGTTCCCTGACCTATACTACGAATCACTCTCCAACGATAAACAAAAAGAAATCTATTTGAATGAATACTGGAAGTGGTGGGTTAAAGAAGACAACTTTGAAATAAAAGATATTGTTGATAAAAAGCAAGAAGGTCTCTATGGCCGATCAACAATGAAATTAAACCTCATGAATGGCCGTCCATCATCAGAGGTTCTTGAACCGTATGATTGGCTCTGTGACCGCTATACAGACCCTTCAGACATCGACGGTA